ATCAAGCTTTTTTTTTACGGACAGTGAAAAAAACGGGCGGCGGTTAGCTAGCAAGCACCGAAACCGCCTGCCCCACAACGTATTTCGCGCTACATACGCCGCTCTGACCAGCGCTTTCCGCCCATGACGAAGCGCCAGACGGCGGGGCAGAGACTCATCGCCGAGCTTGCCCGCCCCGATGACCAGTACACGCTGACGTTCCTCATCGAGCTGGCCGGCGATACCGCGGACCAGTACGAGCACCTGTCGTCGCTGATGTCCAACGACCGGGCGACGTGGACCGAGGTCAAGATGGGCGCCAAGACAGTGGAGGTGGTCGTGACAGACGTGCTGCGTCAGCGCCGCGCGACTGCCGAGCAGTTGCGCAAGCTCCTCGCGACGATCACCGCCCAGCGCGCTGCGACACCGGCGGGCCCGAATGGCGATGGCGTCCTCGCTGGCCTCGAGTGAGGACTGGCCGCAGCTCGAGGGTCGCCGCGAGCCTGAGCACCTGTCGGTGTTCGACGGCGACGATCGGCTCGGCCGCAACGCGCTGACGCTGGCCAGCCGGATCGGTACGCCACCGATGCCCTGGCAGGTCGACAACCTCCTCGCGCTGCTGCGCACCGACGAGGATGGGATGTGGACCCACCCCGACGCGTGCATCATCTGTCCGCGCCAGAACGGCAAGAGCGAGATCTTGCTGCTGCTCTGCCTGTACGGGCTGTTCGTCCGCGGCGAGAACATCGTGTTCTCGACCCAGCAGTGGAAAACGGCACGCAAGCTCGCGCTGCGGTTCTCAGAGATGGTCAAGGCGGTGCCGGACCTCAAGCGGATGCTGGCCCGGCCGCCGACGCTGTCGCAGGGTCAGAGCATCGTGTCGACGACGTCGGGCAATGAGCTGATCTTCTGCACGCGCTCGGGCGACACTGGCAAGGGCCTCGACAAGGTCGACCGGGTCATCTATGACGAGGCGTACAACCTGACCGAGGCTGAGATGACCGGCCCGACGCTGGCGCAGACCGCGGCCAAGAACCCCTCGACGATCTACACCTCGTCGGCGGTGTTCGCCGAGATCCACCAGAACGGCCAGGTGCTCGCGGGCATCCGGCGCAACGGCCACCGCAAGATCAAGGGCCTGTACTTCGCCGAGTACATGGCGCCCGAGCCGTCCAAGGACATCTCCGAGGCCGAGCGGCGCCGGTATCGCGAGGATCCGCAGACCGCGCGGCTGGCCAACCCGTCGTTCGGGGTGATCCAGACCGACGCCAAGATCAGCAAGTTCCTGCTCGGCCTCGGCGGTACTGCAAAGGGTCGCCGGTCGTTCGAGGTCGACGTGCTCGGCTGGGGCGACTGGCCAGCCGACGCCGAGGTGGTCGAGTCCGAGATCCCTGCGGAGAAGTGGCGAGACATGGGACCGAAGCCAGACCGTCCACTTCCGACGCTCACCGGCTCGCGGGTGGTCACGCTCACCCGGGAGTCGACCTGGGCGATCACCGCGGCGCAGCGTACGGCCGACGGGCGGATCCACCTCGAGGTCGGGTACGCCGAGGACGCACCGGCCGCAGTGGTGGCGGCCAAGCTCGCCGAGGTCTACACGGCGTGGAATCCCTCGGCGGTAGTGGTGGCCCGGGGTGCGGCGGCCGAGGTGCTGCCCGAGCTCGAGGCAGTCGGCATCGAGGCGACGTTGCCCACCCGGGCCGAAGAGGCACAGGCGTGCGGCGGGTTCCTCTCCGACGCACTCGGCGGGAATCTCTCGCACAGCGGCCAGTTCGCCGAGGCGGTGGCCAGCGCGGTCAAGCGCGAACTGCCGGCGACGGCGGGCGGCGGGTTCGTCTGGGAGATCGTCGATCCGGCCTCGCACGCGCAGCTCGTCGGCGCCTCACTGGCCCGGTGGGCGCTGCTGAAATTCAGTACACCCATCAAGCGAAAGACGGCGGCGCCCCGCACCGGCAACCGCCCGGCGTCAGGCACACCGAGTAGACGCCGAAAGTCCGGATTCGACGCAATGACAACCGCGTTCTGACACAGAAGGGAGCACTGTGGCACCCAAGACAGCCGCTCCCCGCGCCGAGAAGGGCTATGTCAATCCCGCCGGCGGAACGCTAAATGGCTGGGGCACGCCGGTCGACGAGTTTGAGGTCAATCCCGAACTGACCTGGCCGAACTCGGTGTGGACCTACAACCGCATGGCGCGCGAAGATGCCCGGATCTCCTCGGTACTGCGGGCGATCGGACTGCCCATCCGGCGCACATCGTGGAAGATCCGCCAGAACGGTGCCAGCGACGAGGCCACGGCACTCGTTGCGCAGAGCCTCAGCCTACCGATCGAGGGAGCGTCTGACGACGACCCCAGCGACCGCACGCGCGGCCGGTTCGTCTGGAGGCAGCATCTCCGTGAGGCGCTGAAGTGCCTGCAATACGGCCACTCAGTGTTCGAGACCGTCTACGACATCCAGGGTCAGCGAGCGGTCCTCAAGAAGCTGGCGCCGCGCCCGCAGTCGACGATCTCGTACTTCAATGTCGACCGCGACGGCGGCCTAGTGTCCGTGCAGCAGTGGCCGCCTGGGACGTTCGCCGCGCCCGGCATGCTGATGATGGGCATGAACGGGATGAGTCAGCCCATCCCGGTGGACCGCCTAGCTGTTTACACGCACGAGATGGACCCCGGCGTCTGGACCGGAAACAGCCTGCTGCGTCCAGCCTTCAAGCACTGGAAGCTCAAAGACGAGCTAATGCGGATCGAGGCTGGCGCCATCCGGCGATACGGCATCGGCGTCATGACGATCTGGGGCAACGACGCCGACTCGGAAGATGAAGAGCGCATGGATGTGCTACTCGACATCGCATCGAACTACAGCGGTGGCGAGTCGGCCGGCCTCGCGCTGACCAAAGATGAGCTCGCGGCCATCCTCTCACCGTCGGGAACCCCACTGGATCCGCGGCGCGCGATCGAGTACCACGACCACCAGATGGCCCTCGTTGCACTAGCCCACTTCCTCAACCTCGAGGGCAAGGGCGGCAGCTACGCGCTGGCTTCAGTGCAGTCTGACGTGTTCGTGCAGGCAGTGCAGACGTTCGCAGAAGACATCCGCGACACCACCCAGGCGCACGTGGTCGAGGACATCATCGACTGGAACTGGGGCCCAGATGAACCCGCGCCGCTACTGGTGTTCGATGAGATTGGCTCTCGTCAGGATGCCACAGCTGCGGCGTTGCAGATGCTCGTCAACGCCGGACTACTCACACCCGACGAGCGGCTCGAGGCGTTCTTGCGCTCAGCCAGCGGACTGCCGTCACCGGATCCTGATACGGCGCGCGCTGCCGCTGAAACTGACACGGTCAACCAACCCCCCGCGCCCGAGGATCGTCTGCAGACCCGAAGCGCGGCCGCGCGATCCCGACAGCGACGCGAACACCCCAAGAACGCGCAGAGGAGCTTGTTCGAATGAACGTCACCGACTGGTACCAGACCGAGGACGCCGAACCGCGCCAGTGGTATTCGGTGCAGAACAAGGCCGACGACCCCAAGACGGCCGAGGTCGAGATCTATGACGACATCATTCCGTTCTTCGGCGTCGACGCGACGAGCTTCCGCAACGAACTGCGCGCACTCGGCGACGACGTGGAGAACATCGACCTGCACGTGCACAGCCGCGGGGGCAACGTCTACGAGGCCGTGGCGATCATGAACGCGCTGCGTCAGCACGACGCCAAGGTGACCACCACCGTGGATGGTGTCGCGGCGTCAGCAGCCGGCTTCATCGCCGTAGGCGCGTCCGACGAGCTGATCATGGCCGAGAACGCCGAACTGATGGCGCACCTGCCCTGGGTGATGGCCATGGGTGACGCCAACGACATGCGCAAGGCCGCCGAGCGTCTCGACCAGATCGGCAACAACATCGCCTCGATCTTCGCCGAGAAGGCCGGCGGCAGCGTCGACGAGTGGCTGGCCGTGCTGACTGAGGAGACGTGGTGGTCAGCCCAGGAGGCGGTTGACGCCGGGGTGGCCGACCGCGTGCTCAAGACGCCGAAGCGCAAGGCGGCGGCGAAGTCGGGCGCGAAGAACCGACTCGACCTGTCCGTGTTCAACCATGCCGGGCGCTCAGCTGCGCCAGCGCCGCGGAAGCCCGAGGCGCACAACCAGAACCCCCCGTCCGTCGATCCGGCGGCCGAGGTCGAGAAAGGAAAGGAGCCCACCGTGGCCCTGAGTGAAAGCGCGCTCCAGAAGCTCGGCCTCAACGCCGATGCCGACGACAGCGCGATCGAAGAGGCGATCAACAAGCTCGCCGACAAGGAGCCGGCCGTCGTAAACGTCACGAACAAGGCCAAGCCGACCGCCGAGGACATCAAGGCGTGGGCCGAAGAGTTCGACCTTGCCGTGATGAACACCGAGGCGCGCGACAAGCTTCTCGCCGATGCCCAGGCGGGAGCCGAGGCGCGTGCGCAGCAGGTGCGCGAGGCGAACGATCGCGTCATCGCTGACGCGCTGAACAGCGGGAAGATCAGCCCGAAGAGTGCACCAAAGTGGCGCGAGGAGCTCGACAAGAGCCCCGAGACCGTCAAGGCGCTACTCGACGACATGCCCGAAAACCGCCTCCCGGTCGAGGAACTCGGCCACGGGGTCTCGAGCGAGAACTCGCCCGAGGACAAGGACAAGGTCGACATGTTCGCCTACGTGACTGGCGGCGTCGAGTACGGAAAGGACCTCTGAGATGGCCGACTACACCCCCCTCTTCAAGCCCGGCCGCGAGGTCACCCTCACCGCGTCGGCGACGATCACCGCCGGCCAGGCGCTGGTGGTGTCGGGCCAGCAGACCGTCGCGCCGTCGGGTGGTGTGTCGACGGCATTCGTCGGCATCGCCGCCACCGATGCCGCTTCCGGCGAGCAGGTCGTCGTGATCGGCCCGGCCGTTCATGAGCTCACCAGTACAGGAACGGTCAACGACGGTGACCAGATCACCACGGCAGCTGGCGGCGCCGTCGCCGCTGCATCTTCGCCCACCGAGGGCCAGGTCATCGGCGTGGCACTCGCTGACGCCGCCTCCAACAAGGTCATCGCCAAGACGTTCCGCTGACGCGGGCGGCCCGGTAAAGAGAAAGCGAGACAACGCAAATGGCAAGTGAGACCTATCCCCCGGGGCCGCCGTCGTACAACGGCGACATCCGCTCGGTCAACCGGTTCCTCAAGGACACCCCGCTCGTCGCGCGCGCCATGCGCACGATCGAGATGGACCAGCTGGGCAGCGACAAGCTGCTGACTGGCCAGTCCTACACCGAATCTGGCTCGGTCGAGTACGAGCAGGACGAGGGCATCTACGCCGACCGTGAGCCCCGGTCGATCAAGCCCGGCGGCGAGTACCCGCTGACGCCCATCAGCGCTGGCGCCGTGCAGTTGGCCAGCACGGTCAAGTGGGGTCAGGACGCCGAGATCACCGACGAGTCGGTCAACCGCCGGCGCAACAACCCGGTGCGCCGGGCGCTGGTGAAGCTGGTCAACTCCTCGGTGCTCAAGATCGACGGCATCGCGACCTCGGCCATCAACTCGGCGGTCACCCAGAACACCGCGGCGGCCGCAGTGTGGGACACGGGCACGCCGAACATCCTGCGCGACGTGCTCAAGGCGGTGGCTCAGCTGCAGAAGCTGAAGATCGGCCTGATGCCCGACACCATCTGGGTCGACCTCGACGTGTTCTCCTACGTGGCGTCCGACGAGAAGCTGATGGCCCTGTTCTCTCGCGAGACGGGCGGCATCAGCAACGCGCCGGTGCAGGCGGGCCTCAACAGCCCGTACGTGAAGCGCACCGGCGGCCTGACGTGGGTCACCAGCCCGGTCGCGCCCATCACCGGCTCGGCATTCGTGCTGGACTCCAGCCGCCTCGGCGAGTTCGTCGACGAGATGCTGCCGGCGCCGGGTTACGTGCGGGCCACCGGCCCGGGCGGGCGTCCGGTCGGTATGACGCAGGTCAAGACGCTCCGCGACGACGACAACGACCGTTGGCGTGTGCGTGCCCGGCGTATCTGCGTGCCGGTCATCACCGAGCCCCGTGCGGCCTGGAAGATCACCGGGGTGTCCTCGTGAGCTTCCTCGTGACCGCCCCCTGCGTTATCGCCAAGGACCAGGAGGGTAAGAACCATCACCGCTACGAGGGCGACGTCATCGCGTGGCTGTCCGACGAGCAGGCTGAGCACTTCGTGTCCAGCGGCCTGGTCGAGCGCACCGACAAGGGCGTGGGCGGCAGCGATTCGGTCGAGGCCGAAGCCAATGGCGACAAGCCGCCGGCCAACGCCAAGAAGGCCGATCTGGTCGCGTGGCTCACGGCCAACGCGGTCAAGGAGGACGGCAGCGACTACACCGAGGCCGAACTCGACGCCATGAAGGTTCCCGAACTGCGGGAGCTGGTCGACTCGATCGAGGACTGATGGGCTTCTACAACGTCGTGACGGTGCCGTGCGTGGTGGGCAAGCTCCACCACGTGCGGCCCACCACGGCGCCCATCGAAGTCGATGACGACCTGGCCGCACCGCTGGTTGAGTCGGGCCACCTGGAGCGGTATCAGCCCGGTGGCGGTGAAGCGGGCGCGGTCCTGGATGATGAGTTCGGCGTAACCGTCGGGCTACCGGCGCTGGTCGACGGACTGACCGACATGGCGTCGCGACTCAGCGATGGCGCTGAGGCTCAGGCCGCCGACGAGGCTGAGACTGAGCCGAAGCCCCGCCGCGCGCGCTCACGGCGACGCTC